GGAACTACTTAAGAAAGAGAAAGAAATCATCTGCAACGCCTTTAGTGATGCACAACACGGAGCAGTTGAGTCAAGATGGACTGCTGAAGAATACTTTGAAGAAACCTTTAACACCAAAGAGAGATGAGTCGCAAGGCTCCTCACCGCAAATAAATTTGCTTATGAAAACAAACTATCAACCCAAAAGAACAAGCGGAAGTAAAAGAATAATCAACGACATCCGTGTTTATGCGAAAGCTAACGCCAACAGAACAAAGGGCAAATCAGTATTGTACAACCGCATAGTTCAGCTTTGCGAAAGAGACTTAACAGAATATGGTATTGAGTACGATTAAATCTTACAACAGAAAGAGACGCCACATACGCGAGGTAGAAAAATATCTGGAGATGCTTATGTTGGACAATGTAAACCTTTCCCTTCACGCAAGTAGGTTTGGTTGGACTGATGACCTGCAAAATCAATTAACCAACTCTGCATTACTGATACGCAAGTATCAAAGAAGGTTGAGACTAATAATGATGTAATGAACTCATACGAAATACCTAAATCACTAAAAGAAAAAACTTGGGATTGGTTACAAGACCATTCTATGGGACACCGATTTGACGCTAACGGTTCAAAAGCAGAGCAGTTCGTGGGTCTGTTAGGAGAGAATATGTTTCGTATCGTAAACGACCTGCCGCCAAAGTTTGAAGATGGTTTTGATGGAGGACACGACCTTATCTTTATGGGGCAGAAGACCGACGTAAAGACAATGGGCAGACGTGTAGACCCTAAACCCCACTACGTCAATAACTTCGTAGGCTACCAGAAAGACTTTGATTGTGATTTATATGTATTCTGTAGCATCAATAAGAGTACCAATACCTTTTGGATATGTGGTTACACAGATAAAGAAACACTACTGACGGAGTCCAACTTCTATGAGAAGGGGGAAAGGAGATATAGAGACGATGGCAGCTACTTTATAAATAAAGCACCGCTGTATGAGATTGAGAATACTAAACTAAATCCTTTAATAATATGAGTGATAAATACTTTTGCGGTGGATGTGATAAACAGATACCAATAGTAATCGGAGTTAATCAATTACATATATGTGATTGTGGGACATTAAATAATATAGGAGATGCAGAATAATGAAGAAGGGAGCGGCCAAATAATCTATGACGTTGGTGTACGATTGGCTTGGAAGAAAAAGCGTGGTAACGGATACTTAAATATGTACCAAGGAACAAAGGATAGACCATTTCAGTTTGTTACAAGGGCAAAGTCGCTTGAGCATATCAATCGCAATCCAGAGATGATAGCAAAGATGATGTCATTTGTAGGAGCAACAGGTAAATCAGTTTACGATTTCCACATCATAGAGGAGTTCTATCGTAAAGAGATAAGCAAAAGCTTCACACACAAAGAAGAAGATTACACTAAAGAATTTGGCGAATGACAACGAGAAATTTTATCTATAGGGCTGAAGAGTTAAAAGATTCTCTAACAGAACTCCGCGAGAACGGAGTAAGCAAAGGTGCTTGGACAGGGTTTAATTCCCTGTTTGACAAGTATTCAATGAAATTAGGTAGCACTACCTATATATATGCAGGAGCGCATCAAGGGAAGTCGCAGTTTGCATTTGAAATGATGATGAACCTATCCCAATACTCTGGGTGGAAGTGGGCTGTATACTCCCCAGAAACGGGTTCTCCAACAGAAGTATTCGCAGAGTTCCTATGGGTATACCTGCGTAAGCCGTTCCTTGTGAATGATAAGGTTATGGCTTCAGACGAAGAGAGCCAAAGGGCTATAGAATTTATAAACGAACACTTCTATATTATAGATAGTGGTCTGCAAGACCTTACCGTAGAAGGCTTCTATAGTTGTGTAACTAACATTGAAGAAGATTTCGGTATAAAAATACAAGGCTGTCTGATAGACCCCTTTACGGAAATTAAAACAGATGTAAGCGTAGGCGTTCGTGATGACATCGCTATCGGACAGGTACTCACAAAGGTGCGTAAGCATTCCGCTGACAATAACTACCATACCCTACTTACTGTACATACTAAACACCAACAACCTAAATACCGCAGTGGTATAGCTTACATTGACAAACCTACTATGAATGATATAGCAGGTGGTATGCAATGGAGTCGTAAGGGAATGATGGTTATAAATATATGGCGATGTCCATTTGGATTAGAAGATTTAGATGGCGTACCTTATGAACCTAACCAAGTAGAGATTACTGTTGTAAAAGCAAAACCCAAAATCGTAGGTAAGTTAGGAAAGGTAACGATGTACTATGACAAGGTGAAGAACAGATACTACGAAGTTGATAAGCAGGGCAATCCCGTGTACGCATATCAAAACCCAAATTACGAACCAGAAGAAGTAGTATTGCCTACGCCTTCACAAGAAGAATTAGAATTTTGAAAAGTTGGTCAGAAGCCTATAGAAAGAGTTGGTGCGAAATGATTCGTGCCTACCTAAAGTTTAACATCGCCTCCGCAAAGGAGGTTGAGGTTTTAGAGTGGAACAAAATGCTAATCAATGGTAAGGAGTTTAAAGTAGATGTAACGGACTACACGGGAAATTCCGAGAACTATATATTTCTTAACCCTTCCAACGGTAGAATGGTTATTGAAACAAAGGGTGTACAAAAAATTTATAAGTTTGAAGTAGAACTTACAGATTAATTAACTATATTAGTATCAAATGATTAGTACAAAAGACTTAATTATAAAGACATCGCAGGAGGTAACAGACCTGCTCCTTGAGAAGAATGCTGCCTACGGGGATTCAGCCCTTTACCCCGTAGGTATCTTCTCAAAGGGAAATGCTGTGGATAGCCTATGCGCCCGTATAGACGATAAACTTATGCGTATCAAATCAAGGGGCATTACCGATGCCACCGAAGACACCGTGCAAGACTTAATAGGATATCTTATCCTACTGAAGATTGCGATACATAATAATAATGAGTTGGAAAAATAACGAGCAAAATCTCTTTGAACACCTAAAACAAAATTACATAAGCGACCTTGACTGGTCGGAAGGGGATTACTCACACCACGATTGTTATTCTTTAGAGTACAAATGCGATATAGAACTGAAGTGTCGCAACAAGCATTATGACGATTTAGTCATAGAAAAATACAAGTACGATAAGCTGCTTATAAGAGCAGATGAACACAATACTATTCCAGTATATATATGCCAAACACCTAAAGGCATATTCGCATTCAACCTCGCTTCACTTGAAGAACCCTCTTGGGAAACCAAAGGGATGCCAAAGACCTCACACTTCAACCAAAGACAATTCGTTGATAAGGTGGTGGGGTTTTTGCATATAAGCAATTCAAAGATTTATGATTGAAATAGACCTTAACTTACCGAAGCCACCAAGTCTTAACCAATACTATGCGGGTAAGCACTGGGCTATAAGAAAAAAACAAAAAGATGAGTATTCTAAAAAATGCAAAGAAGAGTTGGACAAGTTTGACCACTTTACTTTTGAAAGCTATGAAATTCATATTAGCTATAATTCTCGGCACGATGTTGATAATGTCATTCTCGTTTCTAAATTTCTCTCGGATACTCTCGTTAGTCTGGGTATGGTTAAAGACGATGGTAACAAGTATTACAAAAGGCTTAATATCAAGATTGACAAAGACCTTCCAAAAGACACATTCATCGTAAAATTAAAGTGTTATGATTAATCAGAAGAATTATCAGACTTGTAAATTAATTAAGAACAGGATAGACCTGTACTTGTATGAGATGTCTCTACTATTTGTTAATCTTGGAACTGATTCCACTGTAGAGGAATATCAAGATGCGTACAGAAGAGAAAAAGAATACATTGAACTAATAGCAGAACTTGACCCCGAAAAGGCTGACAGGCTGCGCTCTTCCTATTGATATGTTATCCGATAAATACTACGAAGATTTAAGTGCAGATGAAGCAGATTTCATTCTTGATATATACAGAATCATTGACACCTTGGTATACTACCGTGAGCCAGTCACACTCGTGCGATTGGGTTTTGAACTTGGCGTAAGACCTCAAGAGTTAGCTGACTATCTACCTATAATCGTAACTATACTAAATAAAGTAGAAGAGGAATATGCCGAGGTACGACAAGAATTTGATTGAGCGTGAAGCATTAGCTTCTGTAAAACAAGGATACATCACAAACGAACTCGGTAAGTTTATTCTGCAACGAAGCATTGAAATAGCAGGTTCCGCTTTTATAACAAGCGGTAGCAAGGAACTTAATCAAGCACTCATAGATGCTGCCGTACTGCGAACCTGTGAAAAATTCCTGCACTATTACACCGAAGGCAAATCTGCTGCAAACCTTATTATTAGTATTATATACTCAACGATGACTAATAAAATAGTATCACTTAACCACAGTGATATCTATGGCCATAACATAAAAGGTTACCTCACCTATATAGAGGATGGTGAGAGCGTTACCAAATTAAAACGCTACATTAAGGATGATTATTTAAGTGAGAAATTATGATGGAGATTTATAACGATTGGATACTGGTCAGTTCGGTAGGATTGATGTTTAGTTTTCTTTTTATTTTTGAACCCTATGGTTGGGTGATGGAAAGAGTATTGCCTTTTAAGCCATTTAACTGCGTTCTGTGCCTTTCTTTTTGGTGCAGCCTACTCTTGTATAGTTATCTTGGAATTAATCCCTTATACGCCATTTATACGGCTTTTATCGCAGAACTATCTTACAGGAAATTGGTCAATGAGTAGTGCAAAGAATGTAAATTATAAAAGCGAGTGGCTCTTCCTTTATTGGGACGAGCCTATTTTTTCTAATTTAAACACTAAAGACAATGCCGATACCTGTTCCCTCCCTGAAGGAGACAAGACCTGAATTTATTGAAAGATGTATGAGTAATCCTAAAATGATTGAGGAATACCCCGACACATCACAAAGATTAGGAGTGTGCTACACTTCTTGGACATCGGAAATTAAAAAAGTAAAATAAC